TCTTGTCGGGTCTGGTGCCTTACCTGCCGGAAGCACCCGTTTGGAGTACCCCTTTGCTCACCGACACTTAATGGATCTTCGCCTTTACAAACTCGTCATACTCACTAAGCAAATTATCATTGACCTCAAAAAAATCTTCCATCATTTGGAAAAAAAACTGCATTGTCAAAATTGCGTCCCGGTCCGTTCCTTCAAACCGACTACCAGATTCTTTATACCAATCGTTGAGCTCTTCAATCGATAAAACTTTGTAGGTCAATTTGCTCATGCGTATCCTATGAATTCAACTCTACCGCTGGCTCCACCGGCTCTTGTGGCCTCTATAGCTTCAAGCTCAAGCTTATAGTGCTTTCCAACGTCTTTTAAATTCTTTTTGTAATCTTTAGCCAGATTTATATTCTCTCGCTTTTCTCGCAAAATATCTAGCTTTTGCTGACCCAGCGTTTCTAAAGCCCACGCCTGAAAATCATCCGGGTTACTACCCAGTTTTTGATGACAACCGAAGCAATGGGCGAAAGCATTCATGGGGTCAAACCGTACAGAATAGGCCCTGCGACCAAAATAGTGGCTACAGTGGAGCCCTTGTGAACCCTCTGGATATCCTTTACCACAACACTCGCAGGTCCAATTTGTTCGGGCCCTTACACACTTGCTAAACCACTTATCTGCCGGAGTTATCTTCACTTAATAATCCTTTTCATCAATTTTCTGCAATCCCAAGCAAGGTTGTACTTCAAGCATTGGATGGTCCATTGAGCCGTATCCTTGAGCTCTGGTCGCAGATAACGCATACGATATTCCAAAAGAGCAATGCTAAACCGCTTTGTATGAACAGGGTACTTACGAGCCAGCTTCTTGACATCTTCTTGAATAATATATAGCTGCTCTACTATCTCAGCGTCATTTCCGCTCGACTCGTCGCTTGCTTGCTTCTCCATGATTCAAACCTCATTTTCTGGACCTCAATCTTGAACTTAAGCTCTACACTTTTTTCGACCGCAACTTGCAGACCTTTAAGTAATTCTGCGTAGTCATCATGAGCATAAGCATATCGTTCCTGCTTTGCAATCGCCATTCCGGGTTCAGCATTTTCTGCCTCAGTCATCAAGATAGACTTTTTACTTTTCCGAAATTCCATCAAATAAATCCGATTGGCTTCGGCTTGCGCGTATTCTTTCGCTAGATTTTCCAATTCCTGCCATTGCATATGCGATCTCCACATGAGTTCTAACAAGAGCTTGGAAATGCTCAGGCACCGCTGCCAAAGCATCTCTACGCTCCTGTCGAGTTGGTAAGGCTGCTATCCTCGCAGCAGCTATCCTCGGTTTTTCCAAATGCCCCATCCCTTTTCAATAGACCCAGTTTTAGGCGTTGCAGTGCTATTTTTTTTAGCATACCTCAGAATGGTGCCATAATGACTACGCATCTCATCGTAATCGGTGTAGTACAGGCACTCGTTTGCTTTAAGTTGTAACCATTTTTCAGTATGCGGAGCAATTCTGCGAACCTGCTTATCTTCAGGCATCTTGGCTTCAATAATTTTCAAAATGGAATATCCTCCTCAAGATCAACTTTAGAAAGATCGGGCTTATCTGGGGAATAAGAGTTAACTGGGGCTTGTTCAGGCTCCGGGCGTATCCACTTTAAAGAGATATAGGTATCCCCAGTCTCGTTATTTTGGTTTTTCCAGCCCTTAATATCTATATAACCTTCCTTAGTAAGCTTAACCTGCCCTAGTTTAAGACCCTCAGCAATTGCAGAGATTACTTCTGGTTTGATCTTGGCATAGTATTCGTTTTCTTTAAACTTGCTTTTATTAACAAACAAAAGATTTTGCCACGATGTTGTTTTATTCATTACTTTCTCCTCTAAATTGAGATGTTTTCATAAATTCACGTTCTTTAGTAGTAAAAAGACCGCCTTTAGATGGTGCAACCCACAGCTTTTCTTTATTTTCTTCAGAAAAGTTACACCATATTTTATAAGCACTCTCATAGCTTTCTTCTATCCACAATGCCTTCATCAGTAAAACATCATCTCCAAGAGTCAAGAAAATATCGCGTTGTGCACATAACTTTTCGTCGATCATTTTATTGTATTTCAGCTCAGACTGTTGATTTATAGCATTAACAACCTCATCAGCACTTGCATACTCAGTACCAGCTAGTCCGTAAGCAGCCAGAGCTCTGCCAATTGCTGAAGTCTCGCAGTTTTCGACATGAGAAGTTTGATTTATATTTGTAGACCCCCTAACCTCATGCGCTATTCCGGTAGCAACAACCTGTCCCATGACCTTAATTGTAGCCTTGATAATACAATCATTGCCCTCGAACATAACAATTTCTGTTTCAATAGACTGATTAAGCCCCCCTTCCTTGCCAAGTGCTAAGAACTCTTGAACCCTCTCAGCAACCAATTTGTATTCTTTACCATGTATTTTAACTGGCATTTATATTCCCCCTTTGAATTCGTTATTCCAATGATGAGCCATAGCTATCATGTATTTGTCGTAATCTTCAGATCCCGGCTCATAAGGATTGTCATCCAGACCTAGACCTCCTTTATAATCCTTGAAGGCTTGAGCCGCAGGTATCTTATCTAACATGGGCTCCCCTTTTCGTGCGTTTAATTGACCTAGCTTCATACTTACCCCTTTTTTTAAGTGAGGAGTAACTGTAGCACATCTGAATATTTACTGCAAATAAAGTTAGATAGAGCTGGATAGAGTTAGATAGAGCTGGATAGAGCTGGATAGAGTTAGATAGAGTTCTTTTATCATGTTGACTAAAAGCTTGGAAGGGACTATGATTTGATTTCTGGGGTCAATTCAGGCTTTGTACACAGTCTAGCACATTCGTACATAGTTTGTTTTGATTTGCGGCCTCTTCGGAGGCCGTTTTTATTTAAGAGGGATATTTCCCGGTGCGTATCATCTCACTGACTTGGAAAGCCCTAAGACCTACTTGTTGAGCCCACTTAGAATCAAGAGCAGCATCAGCAGCCTTGTCCCACTTGCCTTCTGAGAGATATTTGAGGGTATTCGTAAACGTTTTAAAAACTGGTAGCCCTAGATTAAAGACCATATTTATACAGGCATCAGACCTTACTGGGTCCAGATCCTTGAAGAAATCAAACGCAATTTCGAGCTCTAGGCGGCACCTGTCTATGTCATTATTAAGCAGGTATAAAGCCTCAGCCTCTGTGATACCGATACCCCCGGCAGGATCGATATTACGGCCTATGCCGACGGTTGTCTTATTCGCACTACATTTATATGCGTGGCTCTCAAAGCCCTCATGTATTTTTAAAAGATCAGCTAGACTCGTCATCTTCTGTCACTACTGAAGCCAGCCAACTGGCGTTGAGGGTTAAAATTCCAAGCAGTGTATAGGGCGATATACCGAGCTCCATCTGCCCAGTAAGCCAATCTGCAAGCTCTCCGTCGGCCTCATAAGCTAATTCCTCAAGCTTATCTACCGACATTACAGGTAGCTCTACAACATTATCGCTCACGACTCACGCTCTTGACCTTCTCAACGGTACGCATACCGCCTAGACCAAGCATACCGAGTAATACAGGCATCATTTCAGACATCTGTAGCAACGGTATAGTTATGTCACTTTCAGCAACCGCAAGGCCAAAGTTACCCATAGGTATTAATATGTAGTTACTTGCCATTCCTACGACAGTGACCCAACCCACGGCAGGTCTCCAGCCAGCAACAAACATATTCTTATGCGCTGCTTCAGCCTTGTTGACCTCAAGCTGTGCCATGACCTGTTGCTGCGTGTGCTTCTCAGCCATCGTCGCAATGTCATGTGATAGCTTCTCTTTTAAATCCTTATCCTGAATAAACTTGTCAAGGATGTTACTTACAGGATCTACTAAAGAAGCAACCATACTAAGCATTATACAGCTCCTAGAGCGATGATAAGCATGACTAGGGCTATTACCCCTATACCAGCCTGTGACTCACTAAGATCCTGTACACGGCCTCTAGCAAACTTTCCGATCTTCTTTACAATACTCATAGCATCCTCCCGATCACTGTTGCCCCGGCAACGATTATAATCCAAAACACTCTTTCTCCGAAATTCACTGATGGACTGATTTGCTGCAATTTAAGGTCCATCGCGTTAACCTTTTGCTCTATCGACTGTTGTCGGTTAAACACAGTCACTAGCCTTTCCTCTACCCTAGCTAAACTAACAACAGCCTCCTGCAAAGTATCTATTTTTTTCTCAACTCTAGTTAAACGATCTTCCATAACTACACCTATATGGCTAAATCTGGCTGTTTTGCGTCATCCCGGATTTGATAGACATGGCGTATAGCCTCACCTCCCTCCCGGTGGAAAACTATCTGGTGCATCACACTAGCGGCCCCATAGCCGGCCCCTGCGTGCCATGAGTCAGGAGGGGCTAGTGTAGAGAAGGTCTCACATATAACCCCGTTATCGGTCTCTATGACGCTCTGATGATGTACGTGTCCCAATATCCACTTCCTATAAACTGTGCTCGACCATTGCTCCGGGAGCATTCTTGGCATGATTGACGCTAGTTTCTGAGATCGAACCTTATCGCCATGATGAACTGCCAGTAAATTCTTTCCAAATGTTAGGGTATGAAAAAACCCATGAGGTTCCATTATTGTAACCCTTTTTTCCTTTTCGTAATAGAATTTGAGTATTAGGGCTAGGGCTATTGCCGTGTCATTGTCATGGTTTCCACGGGCCATGATTACAATAATGTTCTTATGCTTTTCGAGCATCCGGGATATAGCAAATTTAAACGCTTGTGCCGCAGTCTCTAAGACCACCTCAATACGTGTGTCTACGTCTAGCTTGGTGCCTTTAAACGTGGTCCCGGCTGAGGAGTTAGCGTGTACAAAGTCTCCCACATTGACCAGCAACGCCTTTTCGCTGGCAGGGGCTAGACCCACTAAATGATCAATAGCCACTAGCATCTCGTTTTTGGCTATTTTGGTATCATAATCACGGCCTTTAGTTTCCCTAGCATCAGCCCTCATTCCAAAGTGAGCATCCCCTATTACTATCGTAGGCAGCAAATTTTGGTCCCATTTTAGGCCCTTCTTTGGCTTTGTTGGTTTAACAACCGGAATTGACTTAGCCAGACCCTCTACAAAACCCTCTAACGCTTCCTTCTGATCTTCTTTGCTCCACGGCCTCTTGGTCTTTAACCATGTCTTATTCCCAAGATCGTCAGTGCTATAGACGGACCTGCCAATTACTACTTCTCCCTCCGGGACCAAGCCAGTAGCATCCCACGCCTCTGAATAACCTTGAGATGATGCAAATGCCTTAACCGCATGAATGAAGTTTCTTACAGTGGATGGCGTAATATCAAGCTCTGAGGCGGCTTGAGTTGCATTTCTGTTATGCCTCTCCCATGCTTCCACAACCTCACGCTGACGCTCAGTTTTGGCGTAGTCAGCTAGTTTCATTAGGGTATCCTATAGAATTGACATAACCAAGCCGATGAACCATCCACCGGCACCAAGAACTAAAGCAAGCAGAATCAAAGCAAAAGATATTTCTCTGATCTCTTTGGCTTTTTTCTCTTTTCTTATTCTTTCGGCTCTTTCGCGTTTAGCTTTATCTAATCTACGCTGTTTTTCAGATTCCCGGATATCAATCATCTTATAGTAAGCAGAAGTTTTTCCGGCATCAGAAAACATCTTCTTAATACGCTTTTCATATTCTGCCGTAGCTTCTTGAGCCCTGTACACCTTCATTGCGTAGGAGTCTAGGGATAGATCGCTATACTTGTCACCACCTTTTAGCCTTACTTCATCAGTCTGTTTATCAATTTTGTCTTTGACACTGTAAAACGCATCGAGCTCAGACATTGCACTTGATATTGTTTTCTTGTGTTTGAGAGCCTTCTCAACCAATCCAAAAGCTTTCTCAGCCGAAGCGAGAAGTATAGTTATCTCTGCTATCATTCATCTACTCTGCTTCTCTAGGATCAACCCAACCTTCTATGGCAGTAAAAGTACCGTCTGCTGCACAGGTATATTTACAACCAAACCAATCGTCTGGTTCAGTAACGCCTTCAATAACGGTAGAGTTTGTAGAGTCAAGATCGCCAATAATAAAATCAACTGGATCACCCATAGTTATGGAAGATTTCGATGACTCAATTACATAATCATCTGCGACAATATATTTAGAAGTGTTGGTTGCGTTATCAATAATAGTTTTCATATTAACCTTTCACAATAAGTTTAGTTGCTGACACAGCCGTACCTGCGGATACAGACGGCACTCCTTCTGATA